ATGATTCGGCAAGTAGGCATTACCGAACTGATGCTCTATCGCTGGAAGCAGCAGCTGCTGGCTTGCAATCGGTTCAGGTCCGCGAGCTCAAGCAATTACAGGGGGAATGCAGGGCTAAAAATGGCGGTGGTGGAACTGAGCTTGGACAAGGCCATCCTGCAGGATGGGGCTGTAAAAGAAGGGCGGCCAGCGTTGAAACGAGAAGTGGTGCGCTGACATCGTCCCGCTATCACTTGGAGATACGTCGGGCCTGCGTCCTGGTGCAGCAACCACGCAGTGCGCAGTATTACCGCAACGTAAAAGATCCGAGAAACGCGCGACGACAACGTATGCGCGATATCGCCCACGCGCGCGTACGGCTAGCGCCGCAGCTTAAAAACAGATCCGTGCTGATGTATGCACGCTAGATTTTAAGGGATTGTACGACCGAGTTGCTGTCTTTGCGCGGCAATGGCGGCTGGATTAGTCTGGGGGATACATGCAAAGGAATCCCCCGTCATTTAGGACGGGGGAAGATATTAAAGTTCTAAGATTGCTTTGGGCTACCCAAGCGGAATGTCGTTTTTAGCAATCTGGAATTGTTGCCGAAAAATAGCATTCAGCAGAATTCTCTTTAGCTCATCGGCTAAAAAAGCTGGTAAGAAATCGACGTTCTCCGTAAAGCCACCTTTGGCACGTAGCAGTATTTTCTCGATAAATGAAAGATCCACCGATTTAATCAGCTCCCCGACTCCAACGTTTTGAAAAGCCTCCGTCAGCATCTGCATTCTACTTAGTTGTTTCGATGCTTCCTTTTCGGCCGTTGAAAGCGGGCCCAATGCGTTGAGCCCACGCTTGTACCATATCGGATCGGTCAAACGTTGTGCTCCTTCTATGTATTTACCTGGGGGATAGGAATAAAGGCTCAAGGTATTCTCCATCGTTATTGGTGCTGAGAAATCTTGAATTTTTATTAGCAACCCATTGTCCGAGGCAGCGCTCTTAACCGTATTAGCCCAGCTTACCTCGCTGACAAGAAGAGCGTCGTTCAGGCCCAACCAGGAAAATTTATGTGCTGTCACATCAAACGCATAGACTTTTCCCTCGTAAGTACCCATAACCAAGAAATGGTTGTGAGGTGCGCTTTCCGAAAACTTACTCCAGATGTGCATGCACCTATATTTGATGTCAGTAAAGCCTTTTTTTCTCATATAGGCGGCCACCGGCAACAACGCTTCTTCGCTTTTTTGGATGGAAGTACTAATGTATTTTTTTACATTTGAATCATCCTTCATCTCAGCCAGGAAATTTGATATTTTCGCATCTCCCAAACTAGGGACATCTATGCCAATATCTCTCATTGACTCCATTCTAAATTCGGTAGCTTGTGTATCCACCATAATTCTAATTTTTTGCTCACCCCGGATAAGTTGCGCATTACCATCGGTAAACGTCAAAATTTTTGAGTCGGAGAGATCAATTTCAACCCATTCTGACAATAACGTCGCTGGCTGGCCATCGGAATTATTTAACCCAGCCATTCGCCCATTACCAAGACTGTAATATGCTTCAAGCACTTCATTATTTTCTTCATTAATTAATGCTACCCGCCAGCCGTCTTCTAACCTAAGTAGTTCATCTAAGTCACGTACTTCTTTTCCCTCACCTGTGAGAAAATCTCTGACGCTGCGGCCTAGCTGGGCAGCTTCTTCTTGTGAAATTTCCCCCGACAACCTTTGTACGGTCAAAACCGCATCCATGGGCTTGGTTCCAGGAGGATGCACTTTATCGCGATACCATCGATTCTCTACGCCACGCGTTGCCATCCAATGAGATCTTGCGCGAGACGTCTTACCCCGTAATTCAGCCATCGCCCTTACTCCATCCTTCATCGCTTTAATCTCTCGAGTAAATGCCCTCACCCCAGCACCCGCATTCTTCCCCAGTAGAAAAAGTCCTCGCACAACATCTGGAGCAATGAAATACTTGATAACACTGCGTCCAAACTCGGCTTCTTCCTGAGCTTCGCGAAAAATATGTCCCTGATCAGTAAATTCCGCCTGTCGATCTTTCAAATGGGAATCCAACAAACCGATTCCCAATCCGCTGGCGAGTGAGGCCGCGACCCCAATTCCACCGGGAATTTGTACCAAAGCAATCGCAAGAAGCAGATCGAGAGCTTGTGACACGCCCAGCCAAAACTGAATATTGGCATTTTCAGCTCCTTCTGCTGGGGTGTACACATACCGATCCAAATTGTGCTTTAGCTGATCTAGCTTAGCATCCCATAATTTCCCAAAAACATCCGATGAATCTTGAAAAGCAACATCGGGATTCTTTACAATTTCTTTGTATGGCGGAATCCCATATTGATTTAATATCGCTAAATCTTCTGTAACACGCTGAGCTACGATTTCTCCTTTCGTCACGGAACGCTGATCATATATAGAAAAATGACCGTGGATAAAATCGGCCAAGTTCTGTGAACGGTCGGTTTCTGTAAACTCAATCGATTTCCCAGTTTCAATCGACACCAGCAGTTTTACACTCTCCGTTCCGATAACGACGATACCCGGCACAACTTTCTTTTTAAATACAAGTACTTGTTCTTTGAGAACCCCTGCAAACAAAAGCCTTGCTAATAGAAACGGCCTGCCACCTATGTCACTTGTCGTGATAGTCGTCGCTACGATGCTATACAGCTTTTGTTTCGCATATTCAGAATAATGTCTTTTACACGCCTCATTATTTGCAAGTTTGTCTAAATCATCAAAAAATCCCCGCTCAATTCCTGTACGGACACTTCCATTCTCCAAAGCATTGCGAATTGCCATCGGAGTCTGGCGATTTTTTGGTGTTATTCTCTCAATTTGCTTGCCTGGATTAAAGAATGTGCCTGACGTCTCTTTCCGATATGGGGCACCAAGTGCAAATTCTCTTAAAGTAACTTCTTCAGTTTCACTAACGCTTTCGAAGAGAGTTTCTGTAATCCATAACAGATTATATTTGTCTTCCAGCGATATTTTTTTTACATCATCATTGCTGGATTTCGAAGTCAGTACTGAGATAATTTTCGCATCGACGTAGCCAATTCCAATTTTTTCAACTACTTCGTTGGATAGCCCAGGATTTACTACCATTCGCAGCAAATTTGAATCACTAAATAAAAATTCTTCCCCAGTAGCCGGTTTTGAAGAAGGCACCAAATTGTAGGCATATTCTACGGATGATAATTTTTCATGATTATTATTTTTTTTACGATTCTTATCAACGAGATCAAGTTGTAATTTTTTCTTTAACCTCTCAAATGGCACTTTTTTTTCAATAATTAGCTTACTTCTCTTTGCATTCGATGTTTTTGCTAAATTATCAATAATTTTTAAGTGGGCATCAATTGCTTTTATATTTTTTTCTAATTGTTGAATCTGATAGTGTAAATTTACTTTATCAATACTGAGTTTATTCAGTTCCTCAGTACGAGCTCGGCTTGTTTCATTATGCCCATCTATGATTTTTTGTAGTGACTCAAATAATTGATCCCAATTAACATCCGGATAATCTTCCTGTATTTCTCTCTTTATATCACTCAATTCAATTTCCAAATCTTCCTGCGTCATTGCTCTAGCTGCATCAATGCGAAGTTGAGTAATTTCTTGGAGATAATAATTTTTAATATATTGAAGTGAATTGAGAGTTTCTTCTTTTCTTCCAATTAACCCATTAATAAGACACAGGTATGGAATTCTTGTATCTTGATTGATGTCCATATTTCCAACGTTACCAAAAGTGGCCATATTAGGTTTTTATCCTTAATAATAATTTATAAATTTTTATAAGTGTTTATTGATTTCAGTGTTTTCGTTTTACATTAATCGAATAATATGTTCCTTTCCGAATAAATGAGACGTACGGTTAGTTGGGCATTCTTGTTTCAGGCGGCCCGCTCCCGCTTTGCTAAATTCTTCAGCAAAGCGGACTCCAGATGGCGCGGTCGGCGATGTCGCTCATGGCTTGTTTCCTTCTCCTGTCAATAATTCGTATTCGTTAAATTTCACCACCTCAATACCTAACCAGTCGTTGAGCGTCATGAACTGCGATTGCAGCGGCACCAGCTCGTTGCGCGCAAATACCCGTGCGGCCGGTTCAATCGCGCCGAAGCCGCCGGTATTGTTCGGCATGATCCCCATCAGCTGGGGTGGCACGCGATGGGCGGCCAGCACGTCGTCGCGGGTGACGCCCTTGATGTTGAAAAACTCGTCTTTGGCGGCAACGTCCGATACCGGCAGAATCTGGATCCCGTCCTTATGGCCGTTTGGCGCGTACATGAACAGGTTGCGGAAATTGCCGGGTCCCTTGCTGTCGCGCATGGCCTGGCGCAGGTTGTCGACATCCTTGATATCAGCCGCGGCGTCGGTCATGTAGAACACGAAGCCAGCGTGCGAGCCGTTCTTGTAATACTTGCGCCGGAACAGGGTCGCGGCCTCATTCAACCAAGCCGATTGCAGGGCGGAAAGGTATTGCGGCACGCCGTACACCTCCTGGTTCAGATCCGGGTCCATCAAATGGAAAACGGTTCCTTTCTCGAAGGCATATTCCTGCTGCCATCCCGTCACAAAGAAATAGGACTCCAGATCCTTGCCGCGCCGCATGTACTTCGCCAGCCCATGTTTTAGCTGCAAGGCCAGGCCGCTGCGCGTGCCGCGTTTTTCCAGATAGCCATTGCCGAAGGTCAGGAAATCCAGTGCAAAGCGTTTAAACGCATCCCGCGACAGGTATTTGTTCGGGATGAAGGTCGAAGCCAGGATATTGGTTTTAAAATAAATGGCGCTGCTGTGATGGACGCTGGCATGAAACGATTTCGCCAAGCCGGCCAGGCTGACAGGCGGCTCATACCACTTGCCATTGAGCCAGCACTCGAAACAGTCCAGCACCTCGCTCTGGTCGAGGACTGGCGTCGGATCGCCAAAGGTGAACGCCTCCATACCGCCGCCGGCGCTTGGAGCCGGCGCTGGTGCTGCCGCCGCCGTGTATGTCGCGGCACGTTGCGCGGCGCGCCGTTGCTGCTTTCTGGTCATGATGTGTAAATCTCCATAAAGGATTGCGTGTTCTCGTTGGCGCCCTCGAATGGTTCGTGATCGAGGGCATGCATGCAGGCCCACGCCAGGTCGGCGTGGCCGGTTTCATCAGTGCGGCCGGCGTCATAGGTGACTTGCCGCCCGCTTGTAGTGAGGGTTTTACGGATGGTCATGAAGGACTGCGCAATATCGGTCCAGCCGGCGTCGAATTCCAGCCGCGCCTTGCCCACGATGTTTTGCGCTTTGAGCACCATCCGGGTTTTGACTTCTGGCGAATAATTGATCGCCGTCACCCCCGGAAAAAACTGCCTTACCAAGGGATACACGCCGATCCCCATACCGGTCGTGTCGATGCCGATATAGGCGACGTTGTAGCGGGTCGTCATCTCCTTGATCGCCTTGGCCTGCGCTTCGAAGTCGATGCCGCGCCACTGGAAGCGCTCAAGGATGCGAAACTTGCCGCCGGCCACCAGGGGCGGCGCGATCACCACGCAGCCGGCGCTGTCGCCGGTCAATGAAGGGTCGTAGCCGATCCAAACCGGCCGGTCGCCGAAGGGGCGTTTGGCGAAGGGCTTATAGTCGTCCCAGCTGACCCACGAATCGATCATGCAGCGCTGCAACGCTATCAACGGAAACACGGATTGCGTGTCGTCGATGAAGTTACACATCAGGAGATTTTCGAACTGGTCGGGGCTGTATTCGAAATTGCGTAGCTCATCGATGTCGAACAGATTGCAGCCGCCGCGCTCTGCGTCGAGGATCGTGACGATCTGGCGCCACATCTTGTCTTCACCCGTAAAGCCGCTCGATAACCTTAAATGGCTGATATCGATGTCGACCTGGTCAGCTTTCGCCCGGCGCTTGTTGAACAGCTCTCCGGTCCAGAATGGATACGCCTGGTGGGTGATCGAGGAGGGCGTCGAGAAATATGTTTTGCGCCACTGTTTGTGCAGCGCCATGCCGGACGCTACCTTGTTCAGTTCCTGGAAATTGTGGGTCCAGAAAAATTCGTCAAAGTAGAAGTTGCCGTGATAGCCCTGGGCCGTTCTCGCATTGGTGCCGAGGAAATACAGGTGGGCGCCGTTCGGCAGCACAATAGGATCACCGGCCAGCTCGATGCATGCCGCCTCCTTGGCGAACTGGATGATGTATTGCTTAAAGACATGCGCTTGCGCCTTGGAGGCCGATAGAAAAATCTGATTGCGCCCGGTTTGCATCGCATCGGCCAGTGCTTCCCGCGCAAAGTACCAGGTTGCGCCGATCTGACGCGATTTCAGGATGACCCGTGTTCTCTGGTCGCCGTTGCGATGCCACACCTTCTGATAGTCGAACAGGGAGTCCCTGAACGCCTCCAGCAGCTTGTCTTTCTGTTCCTCGCTGAAGTCGTTCCTGGTTGGTTTCTTTTTCGGCTCCGCGTTGCGGTTCGCCAGCTTCGGATTCAGGTCGACCTCGTTGCCGCCTGGCGCCTCGTAGCGGCGCACGCGGGCGGTCTGCACCACCTGACGCATGAGCAGGTCGATTTCTTTAAAATCGCCGCCGGTCTTGACGTCCTTGCAGATCAATTGCACCAGACGCGATTCCAGCGTGGCCTCGATCTTTTCCAGCGGCGTGGCCTTGTCCCATTCGTCGCGGGTCTTCCAGCTCTCAATCGTTGTGCGCGCCTGCTGCAGGTGCTTTGCGATGGACGTAACGCGCCAGCCTTGCCAATACAGGTGCTTGGCAATGCGGCGCGGATCCACTTCGGGTTCGATTTCGGCGGGACGTTCAACGATCAGTTCAGACATGCCGCAAGCGTATGCGTCGCGCGCGCGTAGCGGGGAAAGCAGAGGGTTGATATGCGCCATATCAACCCTCTGCTGATTGAGTCAGCACGCGTCAAGGTCGACTATGGAGTCCTGATTCTTGTCCTCACAATTTGTCGAGACCACCATGTCAAAAAATACGCCTGCGGCATCTCCAAAATCGAAATTCTTCCGCGTCGCCGTCGAGGGCGCAACCACCGACGGCCGCGTGATCGACCGTTCTTTTATCGAGCAAATGGCCGCAACCTTTAATCGACAGCTCTACGGCGCCCGCGTTTGGCTGGAGCATCTACGCGGCACCTTGCCGGACGGCCCCTTTAAAGCCTATGGCGATGTGCTGGCGGTGAAGGCCGAAGAGGTCGTGCTGGGCGGCGCCAAGAAGCTGGCCCTGTTTGCGCAGATCTCGCCCACGCCGGAACTGGTAGCGATGAACAAGGCCCGCCAGAAAATCTATACCAGCATCGAGATCAATCCGAAATTTGCCGATACCGGCGAAGCCTACCTGGTCGGCCTGGCTGTCACCGACAGTCCGGCCAGCCTCGGCACGGAGGTGCTGTCGTTCGCCGCGCAACACCCTGATAGCAACCCATTCGCCAGCCGCAAGCAAGATCCCGACAACCTGTTTACGGCGGCAGTGGAAACCACGCTGGAATTCGAAGACCCACTTACCGAACCTGAAGGGAATAACAAATTGTCCGACGCCGTCAAAGCCATCCTGAAGCGCTTTACCAGTAAAACCAATGCCGACCAGATGCAGTTTGCCGATATCACCGAGGCCGTCTCGACGCTGGCCGCGCATGTGGGTGAGAACGCCGAGCAATTCACCGCTGCGCTGGCCCGCATCGAGACGCTGGAAGGCGCGCTGAAGGAGTCTAACGACGCCTTTGCCAGTTTCAAGCAGCAGATCGACAGCACCGACGCCAACTCGACGCAGCGGCCGCTAGCTGCCGGCGGCGATGGCGCGCTGCAAGCCGAATTCTAAGCGGCCAATCGTCGCCCGCCAGATTCCCACTTTGACCCCATACCCGACAGGAGCATGACCGCATGAGAAAAGATACCCGACTTGCCTATAACCAGTACACGCAGCGCCTGGCGCAATTGAATGGCGCCGGCAGTGCTGCCGAAACGTTTAGCGTGGATCCGAGCATCCAGCAGAAGCTGGAAACCCGCATGCAGGAGTCCAGCGAGTTCCTGAGTAAGATCAATGTCATTGGCGTGACCGAGCTGGAGGGCGAAAAGCTGGGTCTGGGCATTTCCGGCCCGATTGCCGGTCGCACCAACACCGACAAGGCCGACCGCAAGACCCGCGACCTGACGAACCTGGACGACCAGCGCTACCGCTGCGAAAAAACGAACTTTGACACCCATGTCGGCTACGCCAAGCTCGATGCCTGGGCGAAATTTCCAGATTTCCAGCAGCGCATCGCCAACGTCATCCTGCAGCGCCAGGCGCTGGATCGCATGGTGATCGGTTTTAATGGCACCAGTGTTGCCGCCGATACGGACCTGGTTAAAAATCCGATGCTGCAGGACGTGAACAAGGGCTGGTTGCAGCACTACCGTGACCAAGCGCCCCAGCGCGTGCTGCACGAAGGCAAGACACCCGGCAAGGTCGTCATCGGCGCCGGCGGCGATTATGCGAACCTGGACGCCGCCGTGTACGACGCGATCACCTTGCTGGATCCCTGGTATCAGCAGGATAGCGGTTTAGTGGCCATCGTCGGCCGTGCCCTGCTGCACGACAAATATTTCCCCTTGGTGAACGCCAAGCAGGCACCGACCGAGACCCTGGCGGCCGACATCGTCATCAGCCAGAAACGTATCGGCGCTTTGCAGGCGGCGACCGTCCCGTATTTCCCTGAACACGCCATCCTGATCACCCGTTTCGACAACCTCTCCATTTACTGGCAGGAGGGCGGCCGCCGGCGCCGGGTAGTCGATGAGGCCAAGCGAGACCGGATCGAGAACTACGAATCGTCCAATGATTCGTATGTGGTCGAAGATTTCGGCCTGGGCGCTTTCATCGAAAATATCGAGCTGGTGGCCTGAGATGCGTGAATTGTCTCCCGCCCAGCGCCACAAAGCTCGCGTGCTGGCTGAGCAGGCCGCGGCCAGTGCCGAACCCGGCGGTCCGACCACCGGGTCGCAGTACGAACTGCAGCTGTACCAGCTGGCCGAAGACCGGCGGCGCCTGCATGCGTTGCAGTCCGTTAAAAGCAAAATCGCCTTGAAGGCCCAATTATTACCGAACTATCACGCCTGGGTCGATGGCGTGCTGGCGGCCGGGAAGGGCGGCCAGGACGATGTGTTTGCTACCGTCCTGGTCTGGTCTATCGATGCCGGCGACTATGAGCGGGCCGTGCAGATGGCGCATTACGCGGTCACGCACAAGATGACCCTGCCGGACCAGTACAAGCGGGATATCCCGACCATGCTGGTCGATGAGTTCTCCGAAGCCTATCTACATGGGAAATTGGCCGAGGATCCGGCGCTGGCGATCAAGGTGCTGGCGCTGATCGGTAATTTGACGGACGGCAGCGACGTGCCGGACCAGGCCCGCGCCAAACTGTACAAGGCGCTGGGTTATGCCTCGCTGGTGCTGGCTGATGGCGACGACGACAAACGTGACCTGGCAGGCCAGGCGCGGGTCTATGCCCTGGCTGCCCATAGTCACCTGCAGCACGCTTTGTCTCTGTTTCAAGGCGTAGGCGTCAAGAAAGATATTGAGATCCTTGAACGCCGCTTGAAGAAAGCGGAACAAGGTTAAACGAGCACCCCCTGGCGCACGGCGGCGCGGGTCGATTACCGATGCTGGTCATGTAGGTATGACGCCCGCCCACCGCCGTTTTTTGGAAGTTACCCCCCTATGAGCTTTCTTGCTGTCGAGCCTGCAACATCCATCAATACGGAACCGCCGGTTTCCGCCGTGGTGGAAAACGATGGCTTCTATGTCGACATCTACTTATCCCAGATGCGCGACGCGGTGCGCCTGGACGGCACGGTCACCGATGTGCGGCTGCGGCAAGCGGTCATTGCCGCCATCTTGCACGTCAATAAAGAGCTGCGCGACTGGAAGCTAAAACAAGTCGATGCCGGCTATGTCACGCTGGCGGCAGTGCCGGCGGAGCACATCGACCGCGAGAGTATTCTCATTGCCCATTACCGCCGCGCTGTCTACTGCACGGCGAAGGCGGATCTGATCGAGCGTTACCGCGATTACGACAGCACCGCCTCGTCCCTGTCCGACAAGAAGATGATGGAGGCGCTGGATAACGCACCAGGCGAGCAGCGGCGTAATGCCCATTGGGCCATTGCCGACATCATCGACCGCGCGCACCTGACCGTCGAGCTGATCTGATGCTAGTGCGCGCCCAGCAACACGACACGCTCGATCAGCTGTGCTGGCGTCACTTGGGCGCCACGGCCAATGTGGTTGAAGCGGCGCTGGAAATGAATCCCGGTCTGGCCGACTACGGGCCGATCCTGCCGCACGGCCTCCTGGTCAACTTGCCTGAACCTACTGCAACCCCCACTAAAACCGCCCAGATCGTCAACCTTTGGGACTGATTGGAGATTTATCTATGGCAGAACCCAGCACCACCACCCTTGTCGTCACTGCCGCCGCCGGCGTCGGGCTGACGACGCTGTTTCCCGGCATCGACGGCAATGCGCTGATCGGCGCCTTTGCCGGCGCCACGCTGGTGGCGATCTCCAGCAAGAATTTACGTATCCTGCAACGCCTGGTCTATATGGCGATCTCTCTGGCTATCGGCTACCTGGCAGCACCCGAGGTGATCAGCAACACACCGCTGAAACAATCGGGCGTGGCCGCCTTTGTGGCGTCAGCCGCGGCCATTGCACTGACCCTGCACGGCATCGAGCTGATCCAGACCATCGAGCTGCCGGCCTGGATCCGCAAGGGAGGCCGCAATGACTAAATTGCTGACCATGCTGGCGCTGCTTTCCTACGCCAGCACCTGCATCCGGCTGCTGTGTTACCGGCGCGGCCTGGCGAACTACCGGATTCACATCTCGTTGATCGCCTGGTTGCTGATCGTGGCGACCGGCACCTGCGCCCTGGAGATCCTGCTGGGCCACGGTCACCCGTCGCTCGGGCAGGCCGGCATTGCCTTGACGTTATGCCTCCTGGTCTATCGCGCCCAGGGCAACGTCGCCAACATCGTGCGGGGGATCCCATGACGCCGCTTACCGAACATTTTGCTTTGGAAGAGTTCACCCGCAGCGACACCGCCCGCATCCTGGGCATTGTGAATGCACCGGCGCCGGTCATTGTTGTCAACCTGCGGCGCCTGGCGCGCTTCAATGAGCTGGTGCGCCTAGAGCTGGGCGGCGCGGCCATGGTCATTTCCAGCGGCTACCGCTGTCCAGCCCTGAACCGGGCGGTCGGCGGCGCCGGCAACAGTGCGCACCTGGACGGCCTGGCCTGCGACTTTACGGCGCCAGCATTCGGCACGCCGCTCGATATCTGCGAAAAGCTGGATAAATCCTATCTGCAGTTCGACCAGCTGATCTACGAGCGCGCCGGCAGCGCGATCTGGGTTCACCTGGGCATTGCAGCCGAAGGCAAGACGCCGCGCCGCCAGGTGCTGACGATCGACAGCCGCGGGACACGGGTCGGCCTATGGAAGTGATCGTCAAAAGCCTGATATCGGCCCTGTTCGTCGGTGCGCTGGGCCTGGTGATCTATGTGCAGTACAACGGCCTGAAAGAGGCGCAAGGCCGGCTCAAGGATGCCGAGCAAGCGACCCGCGACCGTGACGGCACGATCAAGACGCTGAAAGCCGCGGCCGACAGAGACAAGAGAGCTGCGGCCAAGCTGCAGGGCGAGCGCAACAGCATCGCCGCTACCCTCACCGAACGGGAGAACCTGATTGAAAACCTCCAACATGAAAACGCGACTATCCGCAGCTGGGCCGATGCTCCTTTGCCTGATGCTATTGCCCGGCTGCGGGAGCGTCCAGCCGCCACCGGCGCCGACGCTTACACTCAACGCTTGCCCGCTAGTTACGCGCTGCCAGCTGCTGGCAGCGGCGCCGAGGACTAACGGTGCCTTGAATCTGGCCCTGGAGCGGGCAGAGGCAGCGTGGGCAGTGTGCGCCGCCGAGGTCGATATGGTCTACTTTTGTCAGCAGGAAGCCGATGTACAAGCCAAAAAGCCTTAGGGCACATCTCAAAGCGGCGATTGCCGACCTGACGCGCAATCCCGACAAGCTGCTGATATTTGCCGATGAAGGGAATGCGGTAGCTACCGGCACGAATTCTCTGTCGTTCGAGTACAGGTATAAGCTCGACATCATCATTACCGACTATAGCGGCGATGCCGACGCCGTCATGGTGGCGCTCCTGGCTTGGGTGGCGATTCACCAGCGCGATCTCCTGGACAATGCAGAGCTACGCAAGACCGGCATCGGTTTCAATGTCGATTTCAACAATCACGAAACTATTGATCTGTCGATCAAGCTGGCGCTGACGGAGCGCGTGGTGGTCAAAGAGGCCGGCGCCGGCCGGCTGGATGTACGGCACCTGGCAGAGCCGCAGCTGACCCCAAGCTACGTCGACGCGTTCTGGCAGGCCTATGCGGGGGAGTCGCTCATTGCGGAATGGCACACGCCGACAGATCCTGTATGAGCGACGATCTTCACGCCCTCGAAGCCTGGGCCGGTGCGTTGTTGGCCCAGCTCCAGCCCGGCCAGCGCCGCGTGATTACGCGCAAGATCGCCCAGGAGCTGCGTCGTAGCCAGGCGCAACGCATTGCCAGCCAGCAGGCGCCGGACGGTGCGACCTATACGGCCAGGAAGCAGCGCAAGGATCTGCGCGGGAAAGAGGGGAGAATAAAACGACAGAAGGCGGCGATGTTCAACAAGGTGCGCACCACTAAATTCCTTAAAATCACGCAGGACGAAAACCAATTGTCGGTCGGATTCTTTGGCCGCGTAGCGCGCATTGCACGCGTGCATCAAGAGGGATTGACCGACAAGGTCACAAAAAAAGGGCCGGAGTATCACTACCCGACCCGGCCTTTACTCGGTTTTAGTGCGACTGATCAGACGTTGATTCGCGATGCACTGCTACGCCATCTTAGCAATTTTTTTTAGGACGATAGTTTTTTCCTGAATCGTCATCCGACCTTGTGAGCGACGTTCCCGTCTCCTATTCAGAAAATCGCAACGTTCGTTAATCCGCATCAGCATCCGATGCAATTCTTGATCATCCGTTGACTGTCGTGCCAACAGTTGCCAGATCTCGCGTTCATTCCACCTATAAAAAAATAAATAAATATTTTTTTTGCTTCCGAAATGCGTCGGAATATCCCCCCAATCTTTGTCATTTAAGACAACCCACAATACGCCCTCAATCAACAATCGATAATCATGCCCATCTAACTTTAGCCTCGTCGCTGTCGATAGGATATGTGCTATTTTTTCCCATTGGCCGTTGCAAAGTTTTCCAGTGTGCATGATCGATTTCGTTGTATTTTTAAGGTGAAAATTCTTTGATTAAATAATTTTTTGTGTATCAAGATCTCGCCATGACTTGAATATCTCGAACATCAATATCACGGCGCTTTTAACGTCAGAAAATCCAACACTTCAAAGTGTTTTACACACTTTCTGCGCTGACCAATGACTTGCATCGCCATCCGCGTCGACTCCTCGTACTTGAATGTAGTAGAACGTGTTTGACGTAAGAGAATATATTTCGTGCCGATAGGGAGGAGAATGACTAGGGCTAGGGAGAAGATCGACCGGGACTCGCAGACCATTGGGATAGCTTTTTCTGACCGCGAATTGATAAGCGATAATCGGTCGATTCGAGACCAAAGCCGACCATACAACAGTGATCGAATGCTGACGGATATCAACGATATTCACAATCGGTGTTCTGGAAAATGCGACACCCAAAGAGTCTCCTGTCATGATCTTTTCTTTTTAAAAATAAATAGAGGGAACGCGAGCTCAATGAGACGAGATTTATAGCTATTTTTCAACTGTCAAACGTGACAGTCCAGGCCGTGATTAGTGGCAATATGCAATCGACACATGTTAGCGCTAACCTCTAATAGGACGGAAAGAGGTAGGACTGAATAACTTTGTCCGGACCTACCTTTGCTTGGTTTTAGTGCTGCCGATCAAGCACTAATTCGTAATGCATTGCTACGCCATCTTGGGCATTTTTAACTGCATTGCTGAGCGTCTGTTTTACCGATAAGCAGATGACCTTATGCATTTCAGACTGTCAAAGGTAGCAGGTAGTTTCTTATTGGGAATCTGATTTAATGGACCGCTCATATCCCGAGGATATGTATCGGGCTTAGCTAACAGAAAGGGCGGTCGAGGTAACCGGCCGTTGCTAAATACCTGTTTGTTATTGCCTATTTTGGAAATACCCACCTCAAACCGTGAAGGTAATCAATATGAGTACGGATATCGTCTATGCCGAATCGAATATTTCCAAAGAAGCAGCCGCAATCTTTCAGACGTCAGGTTATGATTCCGGCTGGAAAGCTGTGAACAACTATTCCAACCAAAATGTTTACTTTACCCACGGACTGGGCAAAACCCCCAGTCGGCTTACGGTCATGTTCTCACCAGATCAGCAGCATTCCTATCCGTTGCAGTGGTCGTGGAATCCGGAAAATTCTGGAAACCCCGTAACAATCTGGTGCAACAACACTTCAATTGCTTGTTCTGTTGTCGCTAGCCAGCCATTGCATGGTTGGTGGGACGGTGACAAAAACAGTTGGATATATTGGAAAACTGGATATTTCCGGGTATTTGCTGAGTAATCAACGATATATAGATTGCTGGTAGTTGATTGCACTCCGCCCGCCTGGGCTGAGTGCAATCAATGCGCTTGCGTCATCATTGGTCCGCAGCTCTTACCAAATCAAACCGAACGCGTGAATACGTCATTTGAAGATTTGAGCGCGCTAAGTCTCATGTTAGCCACGTCCCGATAGTGTTCCGAGAGTTCGCAGCCGACCCATTGATAACCATCCATGGCTGCGGCTACCAGGGTTGAGCCGGATCCGGCGAACGGATCGAGGATGACCCCGGACGGCACACAAATCCGGTTGACCTGGCGCATGACCTCCACAGGCTTGCCAGTGATGTGATGCTTGTCCGCGGTCTTGACGACCTGGCGAATAGCGCCAGGCAAGACACCGACTCCGCGCTCCATCGGCATGCTTCCCTTACTGCCCCAGACGATATATTCGCATTGCGCCCGGAAACGGCCCATGACCGGGCGTGTGCCTTCCGTTTTATCCCAGACGGCAATGCCGCGCCAGGAGAATCCGGCCGCCTGCAGCGCATCGGTGGTGGTCGGCAATTGCCGCCAGTCGGTAAACAGACACACCGGCGCACCTGGTTTCAACAGGCGCCAGCACTCCGACAGCCACAAGATGCTCCAGCGCAAATGTGAGCGCTGGTCGCGATGATCCCCGTGGAAGTCATGGAAACCGCGTTTTGTGGTGGTTTGCATGTACTTGGTAGTGGTGCTGGCTTGCCGCGCACCGATGTGCAGGCCGCCACTGGCATAGGGCGGATCGGTAATCAGTGCGTCAATACTTTCGCTCGGAAGCGATTCCAGAAAGGGCAGACAATCGCCCTGGTGCAGCTTGTTGACTTCCACTTCGATAACTCCAACGTCCGGCGCTCACTGGCGCTCTCGGTAGGGGGCGCGTGACCCTCAGCTAAATAGTTACATTGCCCGGATCAGGTGTTCGGCGATCCACTGCGCGACCTGCGGCACAACGGCGTTTCCGGCAGCATGAGTTTCTGCAAAGTTGGCCGCATCCAGTCCCCTGCAAAGCCCATGATCGTCAACCGTTCGCTGCCGATTAACCATCTGATCCCAGCTGTTGCCGGCAGCGACGAGGCCTGAGCCGCTGATATCGATCTGTCCGGCAGAGCTCCCTGATAGAAGGGTAGGATGTGCCCATGCGGCGATTTCGACGGGGTATTCTGCCGGGCGCGGCGGGCCTGAAAACATTCCCACTGGAGTGGTGTCAGCCAGCAGCTCAAGGGGAGGGTGCTTGCCAAGACCTGCGACCATGAAAACCCTGCGGCGACGCGTGGAGACTCCGAAATATTGAGCATTAAGCACTCGCCAGCATCCCAGATACCCGCATTCGGCAAGGGCAGCGATGACTGTCTGGAAGTCTTCGCCATCGTTGCTATTGAGGAGCCCCGTGACGTTCTCAAGCACCAGCCATTGGGGCCGAAGCTCGTTGATGATGCGGATGACTTCGAAGAAGAGGCCGGTGCGGCTGCCGGCGAGTCCGCGCCGCTTGCCCATGGCGCTAACGTCCTGGCAGGGGAATCCCCCTGTGATGACGTCGACCGGGCTGAGATTGGCGGCACCGCAGAGCCGGACGTCATTGTGTTGCGTAGCTTGTGGAAAGCGGTCCCTGAGGACCGCCCGGCAGACGGGATCGATTTCGACTTGCCATGCGGTGCTAAAGCCGGCGTTTTCAAATCCGAGATCGAAGCCGCCGATGCTGGCGAACAGACTACCGATGGTTGGTTTTTGCTTGACATACATGAGAGCCCACTGGGTCAGATGCTCGGGGGCATACTGGTGCGGGGCGCGTGGCCCTCAAATGATTTAACGTACTGCAACGAGGACACTTGATAGCGAGGGAAATATATTCACCTTCGCCGAGTTTTTTAGAACAATTGCCACAACGGATTTCTTGCATCTAGGTATACCTGCATAAAAATGCTAAGCTTCGGGCCGCCTGTGCACAGGTGGCGCGGTCCTGGGCCTTGCTTGCAGAGATAGGCTGCTGGCACGGTGGCGTGATCAGTGTTCGAAGCACTGATCGCGTCGCCGCGTCTTAACCCGTACTTTCTCACGCGTACGTGGCCTGCGAAACCGCGACGAGGTTGATAAGCGACTTATCAACCCTCTGCTTGATGCGCGCCGCCCGGCAACCCGGCAACATGCAGAGCATGAACGCCGAACTGCTCGAACTCACCCGCTTGCTGCACAACATGATCCGGTTCGGCACTATTGCCGACATCGATCACGACACCCACCGCGTGCGCGTGCAAGTCGGTAAGAACACCACCACATGGCGCCCCTGGATCACTTTGCGCGCCGGCGACGCGCAGACATGGTTTCCGCCTTCCCTGGGCGAACAGGTCATCGTGCTGTCGCCTGAAGGTGATTTCACCCAGGCCGCGATCCTGCCGGCAATCTATTCCGACAGATCCCCCACGCCATCGACCAACCCGGCGCACCACACGACCCGCTACGCCGATGGCGCCGTGGTCCAATACGACCGCGACAGCCACACCTTGAGTGCGACCCTGCCGGACGGCACCAGCGTCACCGCAGCCCCAGGCAAAGTCACCTCCAACGCCGAAGACACCGAATGCACCGGCAATCTGCTGGTGCAGAAGAACCTGGTGGTCAATCAGAACCTGGCTGTCAATGGCTTGTCTAGCTTAAATGCCGGCATGAACGTCCAGGCCGGTAAGGAAGGCGGTCCGGCGGCAATGATCCAGGGGATCATGCGCGCCACGGTCGACGTGATTGCGGCCGGCATCAGCCTGGTGACGCACCCGCACGGCGGCGTTAAAAAGGGCGACGACGATTCAGGGGCGCCGAAATGATGAGCGCCCGTACTGGCCGCGCCTTATCAACCCTGGCCCATATCCGCCAGTCTCTGGCCGACATTCTGACTACACCCATCGGCAGCCGCGTCATGCGCCGCAACTACGGCTCCGAAGTCCCGGAGCTGATCGACCAGCCCTTGCATGGCGCAACTGTCCTGCGCATCTATGCCGCGACCGCGCATGCCGTCATGCTGTGGGAGCCACGTATTTCCCTGACGGGCGTCCAGCTTGAGCGCGGCCAGGATGGCTCCGCCACGTTGCTCCTGGACGGCGTCACCAGCGAACAAGCGGTGCAACTGGCCGTGCCGGTCGGCAGCACAGCGGGGGCATCGGCATGAGCGGCATTGATTTATCTCGCCTGCCTGCGCCCAATGTCATCGAGCCGCTGGATTTCGAGACGATCCTGGCCGAGCAGTTGGCCGACCTGGAGGAACGCGATATCGAATTCGTCGGCTTGCAGGAATCCGATCCGGCCATGAAGGTGCTGCAGGTCACCGCCTACCGCGAGTTAAAAGTGCGGCAACGCATCAACGAAGCGGCCCGCGCCGTCATGTTGGCCTATGCCATGGATAGCGACCTGGATCACCTGGGCGCGCTAATGGACGTGCCGCGCCTGCAAATCTGGCCGGCGGATCCCGACAAGGGCAAAGCCGCCGTCATGGAAGAGAATGAGGACTACCGCCGGCGTATCCAGTTGGCGCCGCAGGGGCTATCTGTCGCCGGCCCGGAAGGCGCCTATATTTTCCATGCATTGAGCAGCGACGGTCGCGTGCGCAATGCGACGGCGACCAGCCCGGCGCCAGGGCATGTGGTGGTCACGATCCTGTCGCATGAGGGAGACGGCATGCCCTCCCAAGCGCTGCTGGACATCGTCGCCGCCCACCTGGCGCAGGACGGTATTCGCCCCCTGACCGACTATGTCCTGGTGCGGGCGGCACAGATCGAGCGCTACCAGGTGAAAGCTATCTTGTACAGCTTCTCGGGACCGGATTCGACCGTGGTAGTAGCGGAAGCCGACAAGCGCATGCGGCAATACGCCAAGGACGCGCACCAGCTGGGCCGCGTGCCGACCCACTCCGGTATCGAGGCGGCTCTACATGTGCCAGGTGTGGAACGCGTCACACTCATTTCACCGACCGACGACCCGGATATTTCGAAGTTGCGGGCGCACTATTGCGACGACATTGCCATCACTTACGGCGGTGTGCATGAGTAAGCCTGTGCGCTCCCTGCTGCCGCCGAATACTACGCCCCAGGAGCGGGCGCTGGAGGCTACTACGGCGCGCATCTCGGACGTGGCCGTGCCTCTGCGCTCGCTCTATCGACCAGGCGAGATACCGCTCGATCAACTTCCCTGGCTGGCCTGGCAACTGTCGGTCGAGAGCTGGAAGCCATACTGGACCGAAGAGGTGCGGCGCGCCCGCGTGCGCAACGCCATGAAGATCCACCGCCAGAAGGGAACGGCCAAGGCCGTCAAGGATGTAGTGGCCGCTTTCGGCGGCGCCATCCTGTTGCGCGAGTGGTGGCAAAAGACTCCCATGGGAGAGCCGCACACGTTTGACCTGGTCATGACCCTGACCGGCGCCGGCGGCCAGTCCGCCACTGCCGAGTTTGTGGACGACGTCATTGCCGAGGTCACCAGGACAAAGCCTGTGCGTAGCCACTTCACGTTTACCCAGGGGATCGAGACGCAAACGGCCATTGCTGTCGTGACTGCCGTGCGCCCTGTGATCTATGCCCGTCTCAATCTGACAGAACCATTCACTACCTGACTTATGCCCGGACTCCACATCATCACCACCAAGGCAGGCCGCGCCGCCCTGATCAATGCCGAACACAACGGCACGGCGCCGCTCACCATCGCCGAGGTTGGCATCACTGCGGCGGTCTTTACGGCCAATGAAGACATGACCGCGCTGCCTGGCGAGTTCAAACGCCTGTCGACTATTTCCGGCGAGGTGGTGGCGCCCGATACCATGCACGTCACTATCCGCGACGATGGCAGCGACACCTATACCGTGCGCGGCATCGGCTATTGGCTCTCCAATGGCGTACTGCTGGGCTTATATAGCCAGCCGGATCCGATCCTGCAAAAGTCCACGCAGTCGATGCTGCTGCTGGCCGCCGATACCGTGTTTACGACCATTGCCGCTACGTCCCTTTCGTTCGGTAATGCCAATTTCACCAACCCGCCGGCAAGTACGGAACGCCAGGGCGTGGTCGAGCTGGCGACTGTGGACGAAACCGTCGCCGGCAAGGATGCCACTCGCGCCGTCACGCCGGCTGGATTGACGCCGGCCTTAGCCAAAGCCATCGCCACGCATACGGCAGCAGCAGATCCGCATGCCCAGTACCTGACGGCGGAACGCGGCAATGCACTGTATTTCCACACGCTGGCTGCCGTTGCCAGCAGCGATACCGATTGCAATACGTTGATAGAGACGGGCGTGCGCGACGTGACCCTGGCGAATGATCGCGGCATCCTCACAGCGACCAATTTACCCATTGGCGGCGATGGCTTCGGCACTTTGCTGACGGTCAATGGCGGCACCTTCATCGTGCAACGCTATACCGAAGGCGGCGCCACGCCCCGCACCTGGGAGCGCACCGGCTTTGCGGGTCAAACGAATCCTTTCCAGGGCCGCGCCTGGAAACAGTGCTGGGATAGCAACAGCGTCACCCCTGGCGATTACGTCAAGCGAACCGGCGACAGCATCGGGCCGCTCTCCCTCGCCACGGAACAGCCTGGCACCGCTTTTACCAATCCGACGCTGGAATTGCGGGAAGCCGGCCGGGTGACCACCACCAAAGGGCGGGATATCAGCTACGCCCCCAAACTCGTCTTTCATTGGGCTGGTTATGCGGCGACCCAGTTGCGCCTGACCGATCAAAACATCCTGGAAGTGGTGGACGGCGCCGGCAATGCCTACGGGTCCTTCCAGGCCGGCAGCATCAACGCCATGCAGTCATTGAGCGTGGCCGGCCAGGCGGTGTGGCATGCCGGTAATTTCAATCCTGGCACCAAACAGGACGCACTTGGCTATTTTCCTGTGCAACAAGGTACGGGGATTGGGCAAACGCCCAATGCCGTCAAAATCGGCTGGAGCAATGGCGGCGGCGTGAAGATTACGGTGGATGCCACCGATATGGGGTCGGTTGTTCTTGCGCCGCGAGGTCGCATGAATATCAATTGGAATGGCATCGGCGGTCAACCCGCATGGATGTTGGGCGGCAATACGCCAGAGGACGTCAACGTCTACAACCCGTTGAATTTCAATGTCAACTATGCCAATAGCGCCAACTATGCCTCCAATGCCGGCACGGCCAGCTATGCCACGCAACTGACCGGCCAGGGGCTGGTGCATGGCGGCATTGGGGGATATCACCTGAACAAGAATCACACCAGCCCCGAGTTAGGCGGCGCCTGGGAATTGCGCGGCTTTGCCTACGACTTCGGATCCGGCGGCGATGGGGGCATGGGTACACGCACAGCGTTATGGCAAAGGGTAGCGTAATGACAAAGACCACTATTAATGAAACAAACGAGCAGGTGCAGCAGGCCAGCGTCAACCCGTTCTCCTATACCGACATCCGGGACATCGTGCGCGTGCCGGCCGGTTTTACGTGTGCGGTCAAATTCGCGCATCGTGACGATTATCTAGCGTTCTTGGCGTGCCCGGACGATGTGGAAACCCATGGCCGCGCTATTTACGCCGACTGCGCCGCACGCCAGGCGGACGGCATACCCGATTATTTCCCGACCGATGCCGAGCTGCTGGAAGCGGTGCAGGAGAGAATCGCCCGTGAACTGCGCCGCGCCAACAGCGCAGTGACGAAGTACCAGGACCGCGTTGACGTGGACGACGCCACTTGCGCCGATGTCGCGCTGCTGCGTGCCTGGAAGATTTACCGGGTTGGCCTCAATCGCCTGTCCGACCAGGACAACTATCCGCATGGCCTTACCTGGCCGGTCGCCCCCGACAGTATCACCGTCTAATTCTTTAATTTACTCACTCATTTACAGGAGGCCACATTGGCAACTGATTACCACCATGGCGTGCGCGTCATCGAAAAGAACGAGGGCACCCGCCCGATCCGTACTGTTAGCACCGCCGTGATCGGCCTGATCGCCACCGCCGAGGATGCCGACCCGGCGGTCTTCCCGCTCGACACGCCGGTCCTGCTGACCAATGTCATCGCCGTCCAGGGCAAGACCGGTACCAAGGGCACGCTGCGCCGTTGCCTGGAAGCGATTGCCTTGCAAACCAAACCGCTGACCATTGTGGTGCGCGTGGCCGAAGGCAAGGACGAAGCGGAGACCACCTCCAATGTGATCGGCACCACCACCGCCGCCGGCAAATATACGGGAATAAAAGCGCTGCTGGCGGCACAGGCCCGGCTGGGCGTCAAACCGCGGATCCTGGGTGCGCCTGGCTTGGATAGTAAGCCGGTCGCCAATGCGCTGGCGAGCGTCGGCCAGCAGTTGCGCGCCTTTGCTTACGTGTCGGCGCACGGCTGCATGACCAAGGAAGAAGCGACCGCCTATCGCAAGGATTTCGGGCAGCGCGAGCTGATGGTGATCTGGCCGGATTTCGTGAACTTCGACACTGCCACCAATGCCGACGCCAGCATGGCGGCGACCGCCTATGCCCTGGGCTTGCGCGCCAAGATCGATGAAGAGATCGGCTGGCATAAGACTTTATCGAATATGGTGGTCAACGGCCCGACCGGCATCTCCTCGGACGTATTCTGGGATCTGCAGGATCCGGCGACCGATGCCGGTTATTTGAACAGCAAGGAAGTCACGACCCTGATCAACAGCAACGGCTTTCGGTTCTGGGGTTCGCGCACTTGTGAAACCGGCGGCTATTTCTATTTCGAAAACTACACCCGCACCGCCCAGGTCGTCGCCGACACCATCGCCGAGGCGCATATGGCCTATGTCGATGTGCCCATGCATCCAGCCCTGGTCAAAGATCTGATCGAGAGCATCAATGCCAAGTTCCGCGACCTGATCCGGGGCGGCTATCTGCTGGGCGGCAGCGCCTGGTTCGATCCCGAATACAACGGCAAGGAGAATCTCAAGGATGGCAAGCTGGCCATCGATTACGACTACACGCCAGTGCCGCCCCTAGAAAACCTGCTGTTCCAGCAACGCATCACCGACCGCTACCTGGCCGAGTTCGCCGCCGCCGTCAACGCTTAATCATCGATAGAAAGAACACACCATGGGCATGCCTAAAAAACTCAAAGACTTTATTTTGTTCGATAGCGGCAATTCCTATCGCGGCCAGGTGACGGAAATCACCTTACCCAAACTCTCCCGCAAGATGGAAGAGTATTGCGCCGGCGGCATGAGCGGCCCGGTATCGGTCGACCTGGGCAACGAGGCGATTACGCTGGAATGGACTGCCGGCGGCCTGATCCTGGAAGCCCTGTTGCAGTATGGCGCCCGCAGCCACAACGCGACGCAATTGCGCTTTGCCGGCGCTTACGAGAATGACGACGATGGCTCCACATCGGCAGTCGAGATCGTCGTGCGCGGTCGCCACAAAGAAATCGATATGGGCAACGCCAAGTCGGCAGAGGACACCAGCCAGAAATATACGACCGCCTGCAGCTATTACAAGCTGACCATCGACAACCGGCCCATCTTTGAATTCGATTTCATCAACGCCATCGAGAAGATCGGCGGCGAGGACCGCAACGCCTCTATCCGTAGCGCTATTGGCCTGTAAGCCAGGTCAAGAACAACCCCAACCCCTTTTTTATTTCACTTGTAAAACCCTTTTGAAAGCGATTATGAAAAATTCTACCTCTCCTGCTGCCTCTACCCTGGCCGCCGTCACTGCCGCCACGTCTGGCCTGTATAAAACCGTCACTCTGGATGAACCGTTGACCCGTGGCGACACCGTCATCACCAGCGTGCAGGTCCGCAAGCCCTTGTCGGGCGAATTGCGCGGCGTCTCCCTGATGGAGCTGGGCAATATGGATGTGGTGTCCCTGCAGCGCGTCCTGCCGCGCATCACCCAGCCAACCTTGACCCCGCATGATGTGGCGAACCTGGATCCAGCGGACCTGATGTCCTTGGGCGCCGAGGTGGCTATTTTTTTGCTGAAGAAAGCAGATCGTCCGGTGGTCTACCCGACCGCGTAGAGGATCCCATGGCCGATATTGCGGTGGTGTTTCACTGGCCGCCGCAGGCCATGGACGAACTATCACTAACGGACTTGATGGCCTGGCGCGAACGCGCCAGGGTGCGCAGCGGCGCGGACGACTAGGGAATATGGATGAGTGACAAGCAATTGCGGTTACAGGTGGTGTTTGCGGCGCTGGACAAGCTGACCGGCCCCTTAAAAAAGATCACCGGCGAATCGTCCGCCCTGGGAAAGGCCATCAAGGCCAATAACGACCGCCTGAAAGAGCTGAACGCCCAGCAAAAGGATGTTGGGCGCTTCCGCGAGTTAGGCGCCGGCTTGCAGGACAGCACCGGCAAGTTGCGCGAGGCGCAACAGCAGATTGCCGCCCTGGCACAGAGGATGCAGCAAACGGCGCAACCTACGCGTGCCATGACCCGCGAGTTTAACGCCGCCGTGAAGTCGGCCAATGCCTTAAAACAGGCCGGCCAGCAGCAAGGCGAACAAATGCAGATCCTGCGCGACCGCCTGTCCGGCGCCGGTATCGGCACCAGCCGGCTGGCGCAACATGAGCGCAGCCTGCGCGGCGACATTGCCGCCACCAATACCCAACTGGCCGAACAGCAAAAGCGATTATCCGCGATTGCAGGTCACCAGCAGAAAGTAGGCAGCGCCCGCCAGCATGCGGACAAGCTGCGGTCGACCGCTGGCAACGTAGCCGCCGCCGGCGTTGGCGCCACGGTTGCCGGCGGCGCGGTCGGTGCGCCCCTGGTCAGTGGCTTGAAGGACGCGAAACACTACCAGGTCGAAAAGGCGCGTATTACCGCGCTGGGTCTGGGACCGCAGGTCAGCGCCGATGCGGAGAAATATGCCCGCAGCATGAAGACGTACGGGACCAGCCATGCCGAGAACCTGGAATTAGTCAGGGACAGCATGTCCGTGTTTGGCGATCTGCCGCACGCGCAGATGGTCGCGCCCATGCTGGCGAAGATGAAATTTGCCAATAAGGCGTTTTATGGCGAGGAAGCCGGCGGCGAGAATGAGAGAAAGTTCATGGACATGCTCAAGGTCATCGAGGTGCGCGGCGGCACCGCCAGCGCTGCCAAATTCAACGAGCAGGCCAACATGGTGCAGAAAGTCATTTCCGCCACCGGCGGCCGGGTCGGCCCGACCGAATGGCTGAACTTGATTAAAACCGGCGGCATCGCCGCCAAGGGCATGGATGAAAAGTCCTTTTATTACGAACTGGAACCGCTGGTGCAGGAACTGGGCGGCTTCGGCGTCGGTAACGGCCTGATGTCGAGCTATAACAATCTGTACCAGGGACGCACCAGCAAACGCGCCGCGATGAACCTGGACAAGCTGGGCCTCATTGGTGACCACACCAAAGTCAAACACGACAAGGTCGGGCAGACGGCCCAGCTGGATCCTGGTGCGCTGTTGGGTTCGGACCTGTTCAAGAAAAGCCAGTTCGAGTGGATGGAAAAGATCCTGTTGCCGCAATTGGCGAAGAACGGGATCACAGCGCCCACCAAGGTACTCGATACCATCGGCAGCTTGTTTACGAATCGCAAGGCCGGCGACCTGATGGCGAACATGTATTTGCAACGCGCCCAGATCCACAAGAACCGGAAATTGAACGAAGGCGCCTACGATGTCGACCAGCTCGAACCGCTGGCCCGCGAACAGGCCGCCGGCAAGGAGATGGAGACCTTGGCGAAGCTGGCCGACTTAAAGCTGACCATGGGCGAGAAGATCCTGCCGCTGTATTCCCGCGCCATCGACTCCATGACCGCCGCACTGGACGGCATGAACGGGTTCATGGAACGCAACCCGGTCTTATCAAAAATCATGATAGTCGGCTTTGGCAGCCTGGCGGCCATCCTGGTGGTGCTGGGTCCGCTGATGCTGGGCTTAGCTGCCTTGATCGGTCCCTATGCCATGCTGCATGTGCTGTTCGCCAAGATGGGCATTGCCGGCGGTGTGCTGACGCCGATCTTGCGCGGCGCTGCTTCCGCCTTCCTCTGGCTGGGCCGCGCCTTGCTATTTGTCGGCCGGGCCTTCCTGATGAATCCCATCGGCCTCGTGATTACCGCCATCGCCCTGGCCGCCTACCTGATCTATCAGTATTGGGAACCAATTAAAGGATTCTTTACGGATCTGTGGAACACCGTCGGCAATGTGTTTAGCAGCACCTGGGCCCGCATCAAGGCGTTTGCAAGTGGCTTGTGGGCCGATGTGCAACAGGCCTTCGCCGGCGGCATCGGTGGCGTAACCGCACTGATACTCAACTGGTCGCCGCTCGGCTTGTTCTACCAGGTGTTTGCCGGCGTGCTGCGCTGGCTCGGCATCGATTTGCCCAGTAAATTTAGCGATTTTGGGTTGAACATCATGCAGGGCCTGGCGAACGGGATCACCGGTGCCCTCGGATTCGTCCGCACCGCAATTGCCGGCGCCAGCGACAGTGTAGTGACCTGGTTCAAGGAAAAGCTGGGCATCCATAGCCCAAGCCGGGTATTTGCCGAGCTGGGCGATTTTACGATGCAGGGCCTGGCGGTCGGCCTGCAACGCAGCCAGGGCGATCCGCTCGACCAGGTCGGCGGCCTCGCCAAGCGGCTGACCCAGCTGGGCGCAGGGATTGCCATCGGCGCGGCGACCATGCCGGCGCTGGCTTTCGACACCCGGCCGCCGCTGGCGTCGCGTGCTGCCGGCGCCGGCACGGTGATCCAGGGCGACACGATCACGATCAGCATTACCGCTGCTCCAGGCATGGATGAGCAGGCCATTGCCCGCGCTGTGGCGCAGGCGCTGAACCAGCGCGACCGGGAAAAGGCAGCGCGGCGTCGCTCCAGCCTGGCCGATTACGACTATTAAAAGGAAAACCTGATCATGATGATGGTCCTGGGCATGTTTGTCTTTAGCCTGCCGACCCTGGCGTACCAGGAGCTGCAGCGGAAAACCGATTGGAAGCACCCGAGTACGTCCCGAGTCGGTGCTCGCAATGCGCGCCAGTTCACCGGCAAGGGGGACGACACGATCACGCTGTCCGGCTGGATCGCGCCCGAGCTGACCGGCAGCGTCTATTCGCTCGATGCCTTGCGCCTGATGGGAGATACCGGCAAGTCCTGGATACTCATTGCGGGGACCGGGCGCATTTACGGTTCGTTCGTCATTACCGGCATGGCAGAGGGGCGCACTGTCCTGGGGCAGATTGGTGATGCCGGCAAGATCGAATTTACGATCACCCTGGAGCGTACCGACGAATCGGTACTGGGCTTGCTCAATACCCTGGGCGATCTGGGCAGCATCAAGAACATGCTCAGCCTGGAAGGCATCAGCAATAGCGTGACCAACTTCGCCAGCGACATGCGGAGCGTGTTCTGATGGGATACCCAATTCCCGCGTTTAAGATCACCCTGGACGGTCGGGATTTAACGGCCAAGTTTGCACCGCGCCTGGTCAGCCTCAACCTGACCGAGTGCCGCAGCGACAACGCCGATGAGTTGACCATCACCCTATCTGACACGGACGGCCAGCTTGCGGTACCAAGCAAGGGCGCCAGGATCAATGTACAGATCGGCTGGCAAGAATCCGGTCTTGTTGACAAGGGCGTGTTCACCGTCGACGAGATCGAGCATAGCGGCGCGCCGGACGTGCTGACCTTACGCGCCAGGACGGCCAGTCTGATCGATACGTTCCGGCAGCCGGTGGAACGCAGTTTCCACGATACGACCCTGGGTGCTGTGATTGAGATAATCGCGTTTCAGCAGGATTTGAAAGCCGGCATTGCCGACGCGTTGCGCAATGTGCCGGTACAACACCTGGACCAGACCAGGGAGAGCGACGCAGCATTCCTGCGCCGGCTGGGCAAGAAATACGATGCAGCCGCAACCGTGAAAAACGACACCCTGCTATTCATGCCGGCAGGCCGCAGCAAGACCGCGTCAGGCCGCGACTTGCCTGTGATCCAGATCACGCGCAACCTGGGCGACCGGCATCGCTATCATAGCGCCGAGCGCGACAGCTACAGCGGCGTGCGCGTGTTCTGGCATGACGACCGGCACGGCCAGCGCCGCAGTGTCGTAGCCGGTGTACCAGGCAACAGCAAGCGCCTGCGCACAACCTACGCCAGCGAGGCCGATGCCCGCGCTGCGGCTGTCGCAGAGTGGCAGCGCATACAACGCGGCGCTGCGACCCTGGAATTATCGCTGGCAATTGGCGACCCGGCGCTGATGCCGCAATCACCTGTGGCTGTCGTGGGATTCAAAAACGAAATCGATCACCAGGACTGGCTGACGGCTAAGGTTACGCACAGCATCAGCGACGCCGGCTTTACCAGCAGCATCGAACTGGAAACACGCACAGAGGAAGCCGAGGCAGAACGCGAGGATGAGGTCGATAGAGATCCCGGCGTCACCGGTGTTGTCGCCAAATGGCGCGACAAGGTCAGCAAGAAACATGGTGAACAATTTGCAGGATCCCGTATTCGTCCCAAAACACTAGCGCATGTTTATACCAATAAGCAATCGGCTGCGCACGCAGCAAAACTGGCATGGGTAAAGATTCAGGAACTGCGCGAAATAATCGCGGAAAATGCCAGCGCGGCGTGATTTTTTGAGCAACAACCGGTATTATCTTGCTCCTGGCTGTTTTACCGGTCTTCCCTTTGCAACGCGATTTATTCTTACGCTTTTTCTTATTGGCTACGGCCTTGTATGAGACTGTCAGGAGGGATAGACGCTGTCTGATTTTATAGGACGTCCTTTTTTTTACGATCAATTTTGACGGACGTTTTACCTGTAGAAATACTATTGTCGCTTCCTCGAACAACGAACGCTTTTTTCCCAGATGTGGAAATTCCTTGCTCGTTTTCTTTTTTTGTTACAGTTCTTTTTGGATCGGCGCTAAGCGTATCGATCATGCTCAGTACTCCTGCTTTTCCTCGAATATCTAAGCCCCTATAACCAAAAAGTAATTCGCTCTCGTCATCGCTCAAATTTTCATTTGACGGTTCCCCATGCAGAAGATACTGCGTATCAATTCCAATGGCGGCAATTGCAATTAAATATTCCGTGTCCGGATTGCGTACCCCGTTTTCATAATTGAATTGCGCGCCTTTCTTCACGCCACCTTGCTCAGCTAGCTCATCTTGTGTCAAGCCGAGTCGCTTGCGCTCTTGCCGTAAGCGTTCTCCAAAATTACTCATTTAGATAAAAACCTTTGAAAATTACTCATTCGAGTGTTATATTCTCGTTACCGCTAACGATTCAATAATCATACATTATGACAACAAGAAAGTACCCATTGGGTCGCGCACCTCGTCGTCCAGACACCGAGCGCGTCGTTGTGCAATTGCGGCAATCAGAAGTGATTGTCGCCAACCAACATGCCGTTCATCGCGCCTGTTCTCGTTCCACCTTTGTGCGCAACATGTACTTGATTGGACTTGCCGAATATCAGAAGCAGCCATCAGCGTTTGAGCTTATCGATGTTGACTATCATCCGCGCACAGTTTTGATTGTGGGGCAATGATGAAGCGGCCAATGCAAATTGAACAAGCCTTGCGCAGTGCACTGACCGGCCCCGGCCGTCAGGACGTGCAGCACAAAGTCGGCTGGGATGATTCCCAGGTCAGCCGCTTCCTCAACGGCGGGCAGGGTATCGTCATTGACAAGATTGACTTGCTGGTGGCCGCCGTGGGCTTTGTCATGGTCACTTGCAAATATCTCGATGCTGTCTCCACTCTGGGCGAGGTCGGCATGCATTGCGAGTGCGCCCGGCAGGGTCAGGGCGAGTGTTCTCGCCGCATCTAAATGCACCACGGTAGTTTGTAGTTGTTGTAAACCGGCGTCAGGGGCCGATTGATGTATCAGGTAGAGAGATTGTCGAAATGAGAAATATTGGAATGTGCTGTCCCTTTTGTTCCACATCACCACGCGCTGTTAAAAGCCGTGTGCTGTCGTCGCTGATGAAAGAGATTACCTATCAATGCCAAAACCCCTATTGCGGCTATTCCTTTGTCGCCAGGCTGGAGATCGCTCGGACGTTGTCTGTTTCCTCCATCGTCAAGCCTGAGATCAAGGTTCCGCTTTCCCAGCACATTAACTGGTCTGCCATCAATCAGCTGACCTTGAATCTGACACCAGCCTGAGGTCCGCCAATGAAACGCCATCGCATCCTAGCTCCGCCGTAATCACGGCCTAAGCAGTTCCTTTCCACGTTGTCTTTTGTCATGCCTGCTATCAGGCGTGCTGGTTTCGTACATTCAAAAATAAGGAAATCACATGAAGCCCTTTGTTGCTAAACAAATGATTCACCCGTTCCCCCGCTTGTTGTCCCGGCGTTCTACTCGTATGCAGCAGTTGCGGCGCCTGGTGGCTTTGAAGAAGGGCTGCAAGGTATTTGGTTCCGGTCTTGTTTGCGGTTTTGTGATGTTCGCGCCGCCGTTTGCTGCAGGTCTTGGTTGGGTAAAGGGGTAAGCCATGTCCGTTATTCATGTTCCTGGTACGCGTGTTTCCTACTTCGCTTTAGAACCGTTGAGATTGGAACTAAAGAATTCAATCCGGCGCTATAGCGAAGCGCTTGTCGGTACTTATCGGACAGCGAGAGACGGCAACACACAGCTTTACGTTGATGTCTTTGGTCGGGCATCAGCCTGCCTGCTTGATGATCTTGGCGGCATGGCGGGGGAGTGGTAATGACAGCGCCCAACGTCAGTTTTGAACAATTGCAGCGCGTCCACCACGCCTTGCGCATCACCATCCCGCTGCATGAAGTCTCGCCGCTGATGCTCACTACCTTGACCACCATTGCGCACTGCTGGCGCGACCGGATCCCGGCCCATCTATGGCGGGATCCGGTCGAGGAGGCGCAGTCCGGTATGACGACGCAAGAATTTCGGCGGCGAACCACCTGCACCTTTGCCGCAACCCCCGATAACAAGCACCAACCGATAGACCTCAAACGCCGCGCCGCGGCGGATTACGAATAACACGATGAATCCATCTTTACACGCCGACATCCTGAACCGTTTGTCCGAATTCAATTTCAAGCACGAAAAAAAGGGCTATCTGCGCGCCGGCACCTGTCCAGGGTGCCAAAAGAAGGAGCTGTATGCCAATGCCGATAACCCGTGGGTTGTGCGTTGCGGCCGCTTGAACAATTGCGGCTACGAAGGCCACGTCAAGGAGCTGTATCCCGACCTGTTCGACGACTGGAGCAAACGTTACCAGACGCCGGAAGTGACCAACCCGCAAGCGGCGGCCGACGCCTACATGCAGCACGGCCGCGGCTTCGAGCTGGCACGGGTACAGGGCTTGTATCGGCAAGAGAGCTATTTCGACAAGGATCTGAATATTGGCAGCGCCACGGTGCGTTTCGCGGTCGCTGACGGCTATTGGGAGAGATTGATCGACAAGCCGCAACGCTTCGGCAAGAAGAAGGCGCGGTTTAGCTTCGGTTCGGCCTATCACGGCAAATTCTGGTCGCATCCCTCGCATAGCCTGCAGGCGGTCGAGGAAATCTGGATCGTGGAAGGCATTTTCGATGCCATCGCCCTGGAGCACCACGGCATCGCGGCCGTGTCGATCATGAGTTGCAATAACTACCCGCTGCAGTCGCTGCAGGATCTGCGCGATGCGCGGGGTAATCAGGACTGCCGCCTGGTGTGGGCACTGGACGGCGATCACGCCGGCCGCAGCTATACGGCCAAACATATTGAACGCGCTCGGGCGGCCGGCTGGGAGTGTGGCGCCGCACAGATCCCGCAGAACGGTAAAGCCAAACTGGACTGGAACGATTTACACCAGCGCGACAAGCTGACCGATGCCGATATCGAGAATTACCGCTATCACGGCGCCATTCTTGTCGCCGGCAGCGCCAGCGACAAGGCGCTGCTGATCTATGGCAAGGAGGGCAAGACTGAATTCGATTTCGAGTTCCGTAACCGCCTGTACTGGTTCACGCTCGATCTGGTCGCCTATAACAAGGAAATGGACCAGCTCGACAGCGAAGGGTCGACCAGCATCTTGTCCGAGGCCGGAAAGCGCGAGAAAGCGCTGTATGCGGCTCATACGATACGCCCGATTGCCAACTGCAACCCGGTGGCGCTGTATTACCAGAAAAACGAGATGACGGACGAAGCCTGGTATTACTTCCGGGTCGATTTCCCACATGACGGCGCGTCGATCAAGAACACGTTCACCAGCGCGCAGATATCCAGTTCGGCCGAATTCAAAAAGCGCCTGCTAGGGATCGCTCCTGGTGCGATGTTCAGCGGCAGCAGCGCCATGCTGGACCGCATCATGGAACGCGACCTGTTCCATATCAAGCGGGTCGAAACCATTGACTATATCGGCTACAGCAAGGAATACGGCTGCTATGTCCTGGACAACGTCGCGATCAAGGACGGCACGCTGTATGACGTCAATAAGGAAGATTTTTACGACCTGGGGCGCATTGCCGTCAAATCCTTGAATCGGTCGGTGTCGCTCCAGATCAACCGCGACCCGGACGGCTACACCACTGAGTGGGTCAACCTGCTGTGGCAAGCCTTCGGCGCCAAGGGCATGGTGGCGCTGACATTCTGGTTCGGCTCCCTATTTGCCGAGCAGATTCGCGCTGCCCAAAGCTCCTATCCGTTCCTGGAGGTGGTCGGCAAGGCTGGCGCCGGCAAGTCCACGCTGATCGAGTTTCTCTGGAAGCTGTTCGGTCGCGCCGGTTATGAAGGGTTCGACCCGAGTAAATCCAGCCTGGCCGCCCGTGCCCGTAACTTCTCCCAGGTATCCGGCTTGCCGGTGGTGCTGATCGAGTCCGACCGGGAGCGCATGGACGGCGACAAAAGTCACGTCAAGTCCTTCGACTGGGATGAGCTGAAAACGGCCTATAACGGCCGCTCAACCCGCGCACGGGGCATGAATACCGGCGGCAATGAGACTTACGAGCCGCCGTTCCGTGGCGCCATTGTGATTTCGCAGAATAACCCGGTCAATGCCTCCGAGGCGATCTTGTCGCGGATCGTCCACCTGTATTTCGACCTGACGACGCAAACGCCAGAATCCGGTGAGGCGGCCGATGCCCTGAAGTTTATGCCGGCCGAGAAAGTGTCGGGTTTCATCCTGGCCGCGGCCAAGCGCGAGAAGAAGATCATGGAAACCGTGACCGAGCGCACGGCGGTCTATTTGAAAGAATTGCGCATGCGGCCGGAAATCAAGATGCCACGCCTGGTGGAAACCCACGCGCAGATGCTGGCGCTGACCGACGCCCTGGGGTTGGTGATCAAGCTGGCGCCTGAGCAGCAGAAGGCCATGCGTGAGCAGATCATCACCATGGCCGGCGAACGCCAGCAGGTGATCAATGATGACCACACCCTGGTGCAGGAATTTTGGGAAGCATTCGACTACCTGGACAGCAACGATATGCACCGCCTGAACCATTCTCGCGACCCGCAGCTGATCGCAGTCAACCTAAACCACTTTGTGCAGATCGCCGCCGAGCGCCGCCAACAGATCCCCGTGATTGGCGACCTCAAGAAGGTGTTGCGCACCAGCCGCTGGCGCAAATTCCTCGACGTGCGGGTGGTCAACAGCCAGATCCGCGCCCGAGACAACGCTTTAGGAAGCACAGCGATGAAGTGCTGGGTGTTCCAAAACGATAAACCGACTAACTAACCAAAGGAAAATTTCTGACATGAAAGTTCTGTTTTTAACCTGCTTGTACACGATGATGATTTTTTCTGCCTACGGCATATCGGTATGCACAAAGTCGTTGCTCTCGAAATTTTCGGTTCGGTGCAGCACGTTAGATAGTTGGATCGTGGGTGCTCTCGCTGTCCTGGTGCTGATCGTCGGCGTCTATTGCGGTGTGTCTCGTGATTAGGCGTCCGTGAACATGCCCCTTGATTTTATAACCCTAGATCTGGAAGCAGCCGCAAGGCTTCTAAAAGCACACCCTGAGACAGTACGTCTCAAAGCAAAAGCCGGAGAGATACCGGCTCGAAAAGTTGGGAAACGCTGGATATTTTCATCAATCGCTCTGCAAGAATTCCTTATGGGAGAATACATCCCGCGAGTTGTGCAGGGCGACGTAAAGGAAGAAACATTATGTCACTCTTTAAACGCAGTAACAGCCCGAATTGGTATTACAAACTCCATCCGCCGGGTGGGGGAAAGCCAGTACAAGGCAGCACTAGCACCGCAGACAAAGCCAAAGCGCAAGAATTCCACGACCGCCTGAAGGCTGATTTATGGGACCAGGTAAAGCTAGGTCATAAGCCGCGTTTTACATGGAACGAGGCAGTAGTGCGGTTTGTTACTGATCGAGAGGACGCGGCAAGCGTGGAAACAATCAAAGTCCATTTGCGCTGGCTTGATCAGCATTTGGCGGGAGTGGAGTTGACTGCCATTGATCGCGGGTTGGTGGATAAACTCGCGTCAATTAAGCGCGCGGAATTTGTCATGGTCAAGACCAAGAGCGGACTGAAGGCAACCAGCCGCAAGGTGAAGCCATCAACAGTAAATCGCGTGCTTGAGGTGCTTGCGGCAGTGCTAAATGCAGCAGTTGATTGGGAATGGATAGATCGCATGCCAAAGGTTGCAATGCTGGCAGAGCCGACAAAGAGGATCCGTTGGCTTACGCAGGCGCAGGCAAGGTTGCTTTTAGCGGCGTTGCCTAAGCACCTAGCCGAAATGGCTCTCTTTAGTCTTGAAACTGGATTGCGTCGGGCAAATGTGACAGGTTTGCAATGGTCGCAAGTTGATTTGACGCGGAAAATGGCGTGGATACATCCTGATGAGGCCAAGGCGCGGAAGGCAATACCGGTCCCATTGTCTGATGTGGCCGTTGACGTGTTGCAGCGACAAAAGTCCGCAAAGCGCAAAAAGGAGTTTACTGACTCCGTCTTTGTATATCGCGGTAAGCCAGTACATCAAACTGGCACGTTAGCTTGGAAAAATGCCTTAAAAAAAGTTGGCATCAGCGACTTTCGTTGGCATGACCTGCGACACACCTGGGCAAGTTGGCACGTTCAGCGTGGGACGCCACTGCATGTATTAAAAGAATTGGGAGGATGGGAGACTATGGAAATGGTGCAGCGCTACGCGCACTTGTCAGCCGATCATTTGGCGCAATGGGTGCAGTCAGTTAGCAATGATGGCTGTAATTTGGCTGTAGTAGGGTGA